ACCCACTTGTTTAAGTGAGCCCATTCCACGTGAAGATACTCCAATGTTTAATCCATTTTTAATTAATGCTCCAGCTATACGGCCAGAGGATGTTCCTTTTTCACCCATGTCGGAGAATATTTCAATTACGCCCATGATGCGATCACCGTCCCACCATATTTTACGTATAGCGTGGGATACGTTTTTAAGGTTGATGATTTGTGAATCCGGGTGATCTAATTCACCACATGATTCAGTGGTGCTTTGTTGGATTTTGGTTATGAATTTATCAATTTCACGTTCCCACAACTCACGTGGGTAATAACGACCATTTCCGTTTTTTACTTCAACGGTAGCTAATATACCTTCCACAAATACATTCCCACCGTTTCCCTGTCCTTCTAGGAGACGAACAGGGGATGGGTTAAAGTATCTTGTTTCAATTAGTAGTTGTTTATTCATGGGTGTAAATGTTTAGTCGATGTCTGTTGCTTCAAATCCACCAATAATGTCTTGATATAATTCGTCTTCGAATTGTGGGTAGTCAGCAATGATTGAGTCGATGTCTTCACCTTCGTTGTAACGAGATTCTGCGTCTTGCTTAGCGGCCATGTATTCTGGTGATGCTTCGTCTACGTTTTCGGTTTCGTCAAGTACTTCTTTTTTCTTGCCTTTCATGGATTTTTCCAGTTTGGCTTTTGCTTTCTCTAGCAATTTGATTTCTTTTTGAAGTGCTTTAATTTTCTTACCATCTGTCAAGTCTTTCAAGTCTTCGTTCTCGTCTAACATGTTCAATTGTGCTTGACGTTTTTCGATTTCCTCTTCCACTTTGTTAAGTTTAGACTGGATTACCTCGTTTGCTACCTCACCATCGATTTCTTTTAAACGTTTGTGTACGTTTTCGTTTAGTGGCATTTTGCTTACTTCTTCAGCAATGATTGAGCGGATGATTGTGCGTAACTTTGATTCGTTGACTGACATGTCTTTTGTTTGTTTATTTTCGTTTAGCTTAACTGGTTCCATTCCAGATGAAGCATATTTTCCTTTCACCTCTTTAGTTTTACCTAAACCTGGGAATTCATCTGTGTAGCCGAGTCCTTTGATGCCAAATTGACCATCTTTTGTGTAGTGGATTGGATCTTTTGATAGATTTTTCAATACGATGGCTTTCAATTCTTCCATCGTTTTGTCAGCGTTTTTCGGGTCTTTCATTTCCGCGTAGTAGCCCATCATTACTTGATCGAATATAACGTTGTCGATGTTTTTTTCGTCTGTGTTGTCGTGCGCGTGTTCTTGCTTTTTTTCAACCGATTTAGATACCGTTTTTGCTTCCGCTTTGTCTGTTTCCTCTTTCTTTTTTGCTTCTTTCAAGAACGTCTCAAATGCAGTTTCGAATGATTCTTTTTTAGTTGGAATCATTTGGTTAATTGCTTGTAAACCAACGATATTTTCGTTGATGATGTTTTTGTCTTTTAATATTTGAGTGGTTAACTTAAGGTCAGCGTTGACTGGAATAAGGTCTGCAAATTGACGTTTTGCTTCAGATAAAAATACACCTGTGTGTCCTTTTCCTTCTTTGATTAATAGATACTGGTCTTGTAGTGTTTTTTTCATTTTGTTGCGGTTAGTAGTGTTTCAATGTTTTTAAGGTAACTTAAAATCATTTCGGTTGGTTTATATATATCGTATGATCCGGGATTTTCGTTGTAGTATTCTGCCGTTTCATTTTTTACGTTGGAAACAATTGGATATAGTGCGTTTAAACGCGCTTCAATGTCATCGAACGCAGCTATGCGCTCGCGTTGGAAATCGTTGATTTCGTTAATGGGTTCCACTTCAAACAACTGTTTTACTTCCAAACCCGAACCTTTAATTTTATCGGGTACCGCTTTGTAACCTAGTTTGTAGTAGTATTTTGATGCAGCGCCTTTTGCATTTTTGTTTTTGTTGAATGCTTTAGGTGTAGCGTACTGTTCACCAGCTCCTGGAGTGAATGTAGCGCCACCTTGTGATGTAGCGCTGATTTCCTTCAGTTTGGATTTAACCATTTCACGTATTCTATCCGTTAACATGTTCCAGTTCTTTAATTAAATCGTAGTATTGCAATAAGTCGATAACGTTTGTGTCTTTGATTTTCTGTGTTTTTCCAGGTACGTTAATCAATTCGATGATTTCGTTTATTTTGATTTGTGTTACTGGGTTGGTTGTTTTTTGGTTAAGAGCACGTAAATGGTTTTTGATTTCAGTGGTCTTGTCTGTGTAGAATTCTTTTAGGCGTGTTGTGTTGTCTACTGAATTCATGTATTCTTTCAGTATTGCTTTTTGTTCCGGGGTGAAATTGTTGTATTTTGAGTTGAATTTCTCCATGGATATCTTATATGACAATAAACGAACATCTTTGTCTTCGTTTATGAATGCATCCATCACATCGTCTTTTACTTTTTCCTCAGTGATTGGTGCAGCAGTCAAATGTTCAAGTATGGTAATTTTGTTGTTGATTACTTGTTCAGGATCAACTGTATTAGCTGGTTGTGTGTATGTTTCTAGTAATGTATAGAATGCTGCGTATACTTTGTAGTTTGGCAGTTTGTGGTTGAAAAATTGTTCTATGTTGTAGTGTTCTTTGATTTCCTTAATCAAATTGTATTTTTGGCGTTTGATAGTGCCTTTGTTTAAGGATTGCGATGATTCAACCAATGTGTTAACTATCACATTTGCTTTAGTTTCGGTCAATGTGGTTTTCTTCAACAATGTCTCGTACAATTTGTATTCACGGCCCAACTCGGTTTTCACAAAATATTTTTTCAGTAAATCCTTCACTGGTGAATCTTTCCCATCTAATGTATCCGCAGTAATTTGGCGAACCAATAATTCAAATAGAATACCCGTATTTTTGTACTTCGAATGTTTTATAAGATTCATTCTGTATAGTTTAGTTTAATTATAAATATATGGAGAGGTATTACTCTCGTATCTGTGACTCATCTAGTAGCGAATTTCCCTGGATATCTGACTCAAATATGATGCGTTTCTTGTTTTTGTTGATTTGGTTGAATAATTCAGTGTTGCGTTTGTTGCTTTTCTTTGATTCGAGAGCCAATGGTGAACCGCCTTTGTATTGTGGTTTGATTGAATCTGATTCGTCGTTGTCTTTTTTCATACCCATCACACCCAACATATCTTTACCAAATGCATGGTCTTGTGTGTTGCGGTTGGTTACTTTTTCTTCAGGGCGACCAAGTGGTTTTTTCTCGTCGTATCCTTCAGGCACTTCACCTTCCTCGTATCTGCCACGACCATATAACGATGCTAAATCGTGTGGTGTACCATATGATTTACCCGTTTCAAGTGGATCGTTTCCTTCGTTCTCTACCTGTGCTATTCTGAATTTACGCTTAGCATCTTGTAGAATCAAGTCTCTATATTCATCGAATTTGTCCTCGCTCAACTGGAATAAATGCTCGTATACGAAATCGGTTGGGAATATTTTGTTTTCGATCATTGACGTGGCCAATTCCACTTTCTCTTTCAACAATGCCACTTTCTCTTGCTCAAATATGATTGACGGGTTAGTTAATGACAGTTCGAAATTGGTTAAATTTTCGTCAGTGTAACCTTGTGAATATAAGTGTACCAATGCAATTTTGGTTAATTCGGATACCATGATGCTTTGGATACGAGATATAGTGCGCGCAAAGCGAATATCTTCAGCGGCTAACGTTGATTTACCGGTTAAGTCTTTTTCGTAACCCATGAACGCTTTCGGTACTTTAAGTGCCGCAAATAATTTATCGCGTAAGTAAGTTACATCCTGGATTCCATCGTATTGTAAACCGCCTAAATTGTCTATTTTGGTTGCGTTGTCGTTTCCACGTACCGGAATATAGAAGTCTTCCAGTAAGTTTTGCATGTTGTATTTTAAGTTGTAGTCGCCCGTTTGTTGATCAATGTACGGGGTACGTTTCATTTTGCTGATTGTTTTTTGCATGAAGTTTTCCACTTCAGATGGTGCTATATTCCCCACGTTAATGTAGAATATACGTTTTTCAGGTGCACGTACAATTCTGTGAATCAACATGGCATCTTCCATCATTGTATACTGCTTGAACAATTTACGACCCGGTTCCAAATACGATCTACCATATGGTAAAAAGTTGGTATCGGTCAATAAACGGAAATGTGCCATCTCGTAATTGTCGAAATATACATCATTTGCACTGTTAGCTGAATTTGGCACATTGTAGTAACCATAGTTTGAAGGTGATGATACACCATCTGGTTGGAATTTGAATCGAACGGAAGATGGATGATCGCGGTCATATCCGTCTTGTCTTTCAATATGGAATGCGTTGAATGGGATTACATTGTATACACCAAATTTGTCGGATATTTCCAGTTTGAGGAAAAAATCACCATATTTGCACATACCTCTAACCCATGGCCATAAATTGAATTCAATGTTTAAAACATCGTAGAATAAATTGTATAGTATTTGCTGGATGTCTTCATCTGAGCTACGTATTTGCAATACCTCACCCATGTCGTTTTTTAATGTACTTTCATCTGCGATGATGTCCAGTGCAGATGCTACAATGGCATCAGTGTCCATGGCATCGTATTCTGAATACAATGTAGGTCGAAGTGTTTGGTAGTTGAAGCTACTTTGATATCCATATATGGAGGTGTGGGTGTTTGTCCATATTCTACTGAATCTGTCTACCAATGAATTGGTTTCGTACTTACCAGATTGCTGGATTTTATTGATGTCCATAACTTTCAAACCGCCACCTTCATTGCGTATGATTACGTCTGTTGAAAATAACCGTTTAAGTCTGGAAAGTAAATTAACTTCTGCCATGTTTTGTTTTGTTTATATGTTTAAAGTAACCACGAGATATCCTCACTCCCACCATATGGGTTTTGGATATTGTATGGATTTGTGTTGTTGTTTGTTGAATAGCCTCCAGAATATGGGTTGGTAGATGTTGACATACTATTAAGTATACTACGAGTCATGTCCATTCCTTGCTGTCTCATTTTAAATGACGTCTCACGTAAATAGCAGGCCACAGCAAATGCCATGATTAAATCATCGTTGTATCCAGTTTGTGCTTCCGGTCTACCGTTTTTCCATATGAACACTTTCATTTCTTCAAGCAATCTAGCGGAATATACG